TTAAGTCATGTGAAATGCTTTCAGATGACCTATATGTAACCATTCAGGATCGTTATCCTGGCCGTGATGTTTGGATTGAAGTATCCGAAGACGGCGAAAATGGCGCAATAACACAATATTCAAAGGATGTATAATGAAAAACGAAGTGCAAAAGGTATTTGACGACCTAGACGACTTACTAAGATTTTGTAAGGTTTTTGGGCACCCGTATGATGAGTCGTATCTTTACAATACCCAAAGTGCAGTTTATAATGAATATGCAGCATTTAAGGGCGGCAAGCGAATTAGTAATAACTGGATACGCGATGCCAAACTAACTGGTGCAAGGATCTTTGGGCCCACTAGCTAATGTTTGACTATAGGGTAACTGTTAACAGTAGCAACTGGACAGGTAGAGAAAATAACCTCCCACAAGAAGGAGGGGCTCTTAACGCTGGATACACGCCTGTAGACGCACTGTGTAACGTTAGTAACCAACTTGGTAAACATGGACTTGTATATAATATAGATTGGTGGTGGGAAAGTTTTGGCACTATCTGGACTGGACAAACACCCGGTTACAATATAAATTTATGTTTTGCTAAAGAAGAATATAAATTACTACTACCGTTAGGTGAAAAGTAAAAAATGAATATATTATTAATTGGTGGGAATGGTTTTATAGGAAAACACCTACATCATGATTTAGAAAAAGACTATTTGGTTATATCAATAGATAAGACCACAGGCGTAAATGTTAACAGTAAAAAAGACTTAGACAGAGTTAGTATAAACTTTGATCATGTCGTATTTTTAGCCGCAGAGCCAAACTTAGCGGCAGTTAAAGCTAACCCAGTAGAAGCAACACATACATTAACCACAGGACTAATTAACTGTTTAGAACGGTACAAGCATAGTCATTTCTTATACTTTAGTAGTAGTATGGTATACGGTGAATGGAATAGCCATCATGCAATGATGGAGTATGACCCCAAAGCACCCAAGGACTTGTATGGTAGATTAAAACTCACAGGCGAAGCTTTGGTGCAAACATTACATGATAGGTGGACTATTGTTAGACCAACAGCCGTATACGGTGAAGGTGATCATCCAAATAGGGTACTTCCTTTATTCATCCGCACAGCAAGAGAAGGCGGAGATATTCAAGTAAAGGGTACAGATAATTGTCTAGACTTTACACACGTCAGTGATGTGGTGCAGGCAGTACGATTAATTATTGATAACAAAGATCAACAGAAATTTAACACAAATACATATAACATAAGTTATGGGCAGAGTTATTCTCTAGATCATATTGCAGAGAATATTTGCAACTTAGTTGGGTCTGGAACGTATAGTATGGTTGCTAGAGATTTAGATTATCCAAGACGTGGTGCATTAAATATACAAAAATTAAAACATGACTTAGGCTATAATCCTAAAGTTAAAATTCAAGATGGTCTCAAGGAGCTAGTCAGAGTATTATGAAGGTAGGATTTATTGGACTAGGTAAGTTAGGAATGCCATGCGCAGAAGTAATGGCGAACAAATATGAAGTAACTGGATATGATATTGATTCTCGTATTAGTAATTTAGTTACCATTGTAACTAATCTAAAACAAGCAGTTGAGAATAAAGATATAGTATTTGTTGCTATTCAAACACCGCATCATCCACAATATGATGGAAGTGCGCCATGTATGGAATATGAACCCAAAGATTTTGATTACGCACAAGTAAAGCAATGTTTATCTGAGATAGACCTCCACGCAACCGCTAATACACTAATTGTTCTTATTAGTACTGTATTACCAGGAACTGTTCGTAGAGAACTCGCCCCACTTATTACCCAAGCACGCTTTATATATAACCCATACCTGATTGCTATGGGCAGTGTTGCGTGGGATATGGTTAATCCAGAAATGGTAATCATTGGTACAGAAGATGGCAGTGAGACCGGCGACGCAACTTTACTTACAAATTTTTATAACCTATTGATGGAAAACAGCCCACGCTATGTTATTGGCACATGGGAAGAAGCAGAAAGCATTAAGATATTCTATAACACATTCATTAGTGCAAAACTTAGCCTAGTGAACATGGTGCAGGATGTAGCACAGAAACTGGGCAATATGAATGTTGATGTTGTTACTGATGCATTATCATCAAGTACTCAACGCATCATGGGACCCAAGTATATGACTGCTGGTATGGGTGATGCAGGCCCGTGTCATCCGAGAGATAACATTGCACTACGTTATATGGCAAAAGACTTAGAGCTAGAATACGATTTGTTTCACGCCATTATGCAAAGTAGAGAAGTGCAGGCAAAGAACATGGCAGACTTCTTGTGTGGGTTAGGCGAAGAGCACGATCTTCCAGTACTAATACACGGAGTTGCATATAAACCAGGTGTTCCATATCTAGAAGGCAGTTATAGCTTATTAGTAGCACACTATTGCAATCAACGCGGATTCGCGACAATGATGGTTGATCCACTAACGCACCCAGACCCAGGCCCATACAGTGCAATCGTATTACTTGCACATAATCCATCAGTAACATATGATCACATTGATAACATTGATCACACACAAGATATTGAGTTGTATTGTGGATTGAATGATGATAGTGTTATAGTTGACCCATGGCGATCATTTCCAAAAGATAGCAAATATAAGGTAATACATTATGGCAACACCAGAGTGGAATAAAGGATCAGTTATTCCTTTCTGGGATAACGAACACACTCAATTAAAATATATAGTAGAGTCATTCAATAACAGAGCTGACCTACATAAGTGGCGACGAGAAGGATGGGATGTTCCTGAGAACAAGTTTGTGGGTGCTATGTGTGATATGCGTGGAATTCAACCCTCATACAACCATCAAGTTATTGCCTGGGCAGCAGATCAGTTCCAACTAAAGGACATTGGCACCAGTTATTATCGCATGGATACTGGTAATATACTGCCTGCCCACAAAGATATTTACAGGAAATACATACAACTTTTTAACTGTACATTAGGGTCAATACAGCGTATAATAGTATTCTTAGAGGATTGGCAAAGCGGACATTATTTTGAAATTGACGGTTTTCCAATTGTTAATTGGCAAAAAGGAGACTATGTTAAGTGGCATAGTGATGCCACACACATGGCGGCGAACCTAGGAACGGCTCCTAGATACACATTACAGATAACAGGACACAAATAATGACAAAATGGGAACGAGCTGAGCTTATTGCTCTAGCACAAAAAGAAGTATTAGAAGTTAACTTTGTTAAGAAGAATGGCGATACACGGATTATGACCTGTACACTACGTGAAGATATGCTCCCGCCTCTAAAGACACCCAAAACAGAATTAAATGAAGAAGTTAAAGAGCCACCCAAGTCAATGCCAATCTGGGATATTAACGCAAAAGGATGGCGTAGTTTTATAATTGATAATATACAGTCTGTTAGTACTGTTCCACAAGGCACAGACTGAGGGTAAACTAATGAAAAAGATTCTATTATTAGGCAGTGGTGAACTTGGCAAAGAATTTACTATTAGCGCCAAGAGATTGGGATGTCATGTTATTGCATGTGATAGTTATGTGGGCGCACCAGCAATGCAAGTTGCAGACGAGTTTGAAGTCCTTAATATGCTTGATGGCGTCGCACTATCGGAAACTATTGATAAGCATTTGCCAGACCTCATTGTCCCTGAAGTAGAAGCAATCAGAACAGAAGTATTACTAGAAAAAGAAGCGCAAGGGTATAATGTAGTGCCTACAGCAAGGGCAACTAACCTTACAATGAATCGTGATCGTATTAGAGATCGTGCAGTTGAACTTGGACTACGTACAGCAAAGTTTGAATACGCTGAAACTATCGAAGAACTACGTCAACATAATGTGGGGTATCCTTGCGTGGTTAAGCCCGTAATGAGTTCCAGTGGCAAAGGTCAGAGTGTTGTGAAAAAAGTAACTGATATGGATACAGCATGGAACTATGCAGTTGCTGGTATGCGTGGAGATAGGCAACGTGTAATTGTAGAAGAGTTTATTGATTTTGACTATGAAGTTACAATGCTCACAGTTAAACAACATAGCGGCCCAACAATATTTTGTCCCATAATCGGACACCACCAGGAGCGCGGAGATTATCAGTATAGCTGGCAACCTGCAACAGATCCTGACTTTACAGGACATATTGTAGATACACACTGCCAAGACATGGCTAAGATTATTACAGATGACTTGGGTGGCGCAGGATTGTTTGGTGTAGAGTTTTTTGTAAACGTTAGCGGCAATAAACCAGAAGTTATCTTTAGTGAACTAAGTCCTCGGCCACATGATACTGGTATGGTTACTATGTATACGCAAAACCTAAGCGAATTTGATTTACATGTCCGTGCTATTTTAGGATTACCAATTCCAGAAATTACTCTAGTAAGACCTGGCGCAAGTCATGTTGTATTAGCAACTGAAAATAGCAGTCACTTCTTTATTGATGGTATCAATGATGCACTCAGGATTCCAGATGTTGATGTTAGGATGTTTGGTAAACCAACTACACGACCATATAGAAGAATGGGCGTAGTACTAGCACCAGACGTAGCAACAGCTAAACTAGCCGCTGGTAAGATCCAAGTATTTGATATTACACCGGAGGATTACCTCTAATGGAATATGACATATTAGACAAGTTTGAACGTGTACTAAGTGAATATACTGGTGCGCCATATGTTGTGCTAACTGATAGTTGCACACACGCTATTGAACTTTGTCTTCGTTACCAAAAATGGAAAGGGCCAGTTATTCTCCCCAAGCACACTTATATAAGTGTTCCAATGACTATGCATAAACTTGAGTTAGACCTTTATTGGGATGACGTAGATTGGGAGTATGAGTACCGTATTGCTCCCACGAACATATGGGATAGTGCAAGGGCATTTGATGAAAATATGTTTGTATCTGGCCGCATGCAGTGTCTTAGCTTTGGCTGGGATAAACGTCTAAACATTGGACACGGTGGTGCTATACTATTGGATAGCAAGAATGACCATTGTATACTTAAACAGATGGCATATGATGGCAGACAACTATGGAATAAGACTCCGTGGGATCAACAAAATCATTGGAGTTTAGGCTTCCATTATAACATGCGGTTGGAAGACGCTGCTCGAGGCATAGATATGCTAACACATGTAGATGAAATGCCTACCCTGGAAAGTCAACTAAAACGTTATCCGGACGCAAGCAAAATAAAAATTGACTTACCTAACTAAATTCACTAAAATTAATACATACGTTAACTGCAAGGAATAATATGCCACATTGTGTAAATCTGACGGAGAAAAATAACGACTATGCTATTTTTACTCCAGCCCTTAGTACGTTCTATAGTAACTACGTAAGTAAACAACGAACCGATGCTAACTATGTACCAGAAGATCGTATCCCTAACAAATTTGAAAATGGTGTGGAAGGACTTAACTTCTTAAACGCACAAAAGGGATATTTTTCATACAAGTATGCACTATATAGTGCTGGACATGCTGAACTGGACATGAGTAAGGCTGTAGATAAAGAAGGTATGATTCATGATAGAGACCATGAAAATACTATTCTTATTGGCGACAGCGGAGGGTTCCAGATCAGCAAGGGCGTGTGGCAGGGCTTGTGGACAGAACCCGAAGGTGGCGATGCTAAGACAGATGCTATCCGTGGCAAAGTACTTAACTGGTTAGAGAATACAGCAGACTACAGTATGGTATTGGATATTCCCACAAACGGGTTAAACTTTATTGATGAGGCTACTGGTAAACCCAGATGCGGACTTAACAACTACGAAGAGTTTAGAAATGCCACTATTGAGAACAACAAGTACTTCTTTAGACATCGCCAAGGCAAAACAAAATTCCTAAACGTATGCCAGGGTAGTACATATCAACAAGCAGATGATTGGTTTGAGAAAGTATGCTTGCCTATACATGAAGAAACTAGTGGATGGGCGTTTGGTGGTGTACAAAAAACTAATCTTAACCATAGCCTAAGGCGTTTATTATATCTTAAAGAGATTGGACTCTTACAAAAAGCAGAATGGATCCATTTCCTAGGCACAGGTAGATTAGACCAAGGGGTAATGTATACTGCATTACAACGTGCTATTAGAAAAGAAATTAATCCTAATCTAGTTATTAGTATGGATTGTGCTAGCCCCTTTATTGCAACAGCTAACGGTCAAGTATATACAGGCAATACCTTTACAAACAAGCGTATGGGTTATAATATGCAACATATGGTGGATGACAAGTCTCCAGAAAATAAAGATGCTCCGTGGCCTTGGGATGATAGTCCTATTGGTAGTAGACTAGTTTGGAAAGATATTAATTGGTATGATCCAGGTATGGTTAATAAACTAGGCAACGAGGGTAGAACAAGTTGGGATAGTTTTGCTTATGCACTAATGATGGGGCACAATATTTACAAGCATATTGATGCGGTACAGATGGCAAACAGGTTGTTGCATCGTCCGGCAGGAATGAGTCAGTGGATACCAGATCAGTATGTAGAATTCCAGGACTTGTGTGTAGACTTGTTTAGCAAAGATTACAAGGGCAGTATGAAACATATTGATGCTGAACTTGATACACATGAGCATCTAATTTCTAAACTTAGCCGTATCAAAAATCTTAAAAACACAAACGCATTTGATAGCTTGTTTAGTTTTGATGTAGCAACAACAAACACTGATGTTGACCGCACACAAGAAGAGGATGACGCACGATGAATACCATTTACATTATCCCTCTTGAACCTATTGATCAGCGTTACACAAGACAATGGTATGATAATATTCCTAAAATGCTACAAAAGAATATTGCTCAGCAAAATCTGGACTATGAAGTGGTAACTGTATACGGTGCTGGAATTGAAGATAAGACTAGCTCAGGTGCTTTTTTAGACTTTGGGGCAACTAATGTTTACAAGGCATCGCAAACTGAACAAGTAAGTCGTTGGTTTAGTCATGGCAGAATTAAAGCCGGTGACAAGTTCCTAATTACTGATGCATGGAACTTTATTATCACGCCTATCAAATACATGAGTGACTTACTGGAAATTCCAGTAGAGATCCATAGTATTTGGCATGCTGGTGCTTATGATCCCAGTGACATTTTGGGTTACAAGATGCAAAAGCCCTGGCCTAATCATGTTGAGACCAGCTGGTTCCATAGCAGTGATTACAACTATTACGCTAGTGAGATGCATAGAAGTATGTTTCTAAAGAACTTAAACATTCCAGAAGAATATCATCACAAAGCAATCCGCAGTGGACAACCACATGAGCTTATTGTTGACTCGCTAACACAGTACCAAAGCACAGAAAAACAAGATACTGTTATGTGGCCGCACCGCTACAATGCTGATAAACAACCAGAAATAGCAGAAGTATTATCTGATACTTTTGATATGATTATTACACAGAAGATGAAACTTGACAAAGCAGACTACTATGCTAAAATGGGTCAGAGTAAACTTATCTTTAGTTGCGCATTACATGAGAACTTAGGTATTAGTGTTATGGAAGCAGTGCTAACAGGCGCAGTTCCAGTTGTGCCTGATCGTTGTAGTTACAGTGAAATGTATCTGCCTGAATTTAAGTACCCAAGTGAATGGACTGAAGACTACGCTGCATTTGTTTATCATCGTAATGACCTAGTTAATTTTATACAGGACAAACTAGACAACTTTGAAACATACCAACAACTAATTAAAGATCAACAACAGATATTAATAAACAATTACTTGTCCAGCAAGATTATGCTAGACACTATTTTAAAATAAGGAACATAGTATAAATGAAGACTTCCGATACAATTAAACAACGACTAAAGACAAGTGGTGCGCCCTTTTGGGCTGGTAATAACATTGCTGACTTTATCAAAGATGGCGAAAAAGAAAAACTTATTGAAGAACTAACAGAGAAGTTTGAAGGTGTTTTGGACAGTCTAATCATTGATAGAGAGAATGATCCCAATAGTCAGAATACACCTAACCGTCTTGCCAAGATGTATATTAACGAAATTATGAGCGGTCGATATGAGCCCCGTCCAAATGCTACTGCCTTTCCCAATCATACAAATGATCGATATGATGGTATGTTGGTAGTGCGTAGTGAACTTAAAAGTATGTGTTCACATCACCATCAGCCAGTAACTGGTGTTGCATACATTGGTATTATTGCCGCTGATACATTAATTGGTCTCAGCAAATATACCCGACTAGCTCAATGGTGTGCCCGGCGTGGCACACTCCAAGAAGAACTATGTAATGACATTGCAAGAGAAATAATGGAAGCTACAGGTAGCAGTGATGTTGGTGTGTACGTACAGGCAACTCATGGTTGCTGTGAAAACCGAGGCATTATGGCAACCAGTAGCTTAACGCAGACGACAGTATTACGTGGTACTTTTCATAATGATCCAGGATGTAAAAAAGAATTTATGGATAATATCAAGTTACAGCAGAGCTTTGTATGTAAATGATAATGTTATTCGATGTTGATGGCACGTTAACGCCTAGTCGGGGAACTATGGATACTGAATTCAAAAGATTTTTTATGCAGTTACCCAACTTTAGTCTAGTCACTGGTAGTGATGTGGATAAGACTATTGAGCAAGTTGGGCAAGATGTCTTTGAAAAAGCAGACTATTGTTTTAATTGCAGTGGAAATGATGTTTACCAGAAAGGCAAGCAGATATACACTAGCGATTGGGAACCTTCAGCAGAACTAATCCAATTCTTAAAACAGTGTTTGGAGGCTAGTCCATATACACAAAGATATGGCAATCATATTGAGATAAGAACAGGTATGGTTAACTTTAGTATTGTTGGCAGAAATGCAGTTGGAGACCAAAGGCAAGAATACTTCGAATGGGATAAAAAAGTAAAAGAGCGTAAACTAATTAGTACTTTAATCAAAGAAAAATTTCCAGAACTATCTGCAGAGGTAGGAGGAGAAACAGGTATAGACATTTATCCTAGGGGATCGAATAAATCACAAGTGATTAAATATTTTCCTGATCAACCTATACATTTCTTTGGTGATAAGTGCCAACCAGGTGGAAATGATCACAGTATTGCTATAAAACTAGACAACGTAAGTCATGTTAGTAAATGGCAGGAAACCTGGCAAATATTAAAGAATCCAACTGATCATAAAAGGTCAGGGATAAACTTCAAGTAGGGAGAAACATATGTTGAAGTTATTAGAAGGCGTGGATCGGAGTTTGGTTTACAAACTTGTGTTCATGCACACAGTAGTGATTGCACTATCCAACTATCTAGTGCAGTTTAAGTTTGATCTGTTTCCAGGTGCAAATTTGCCATTCTTTGGCGATTTTCCACTTGCAGTAGCAGCATTTACATTTCCGATTGTAGTTGTTGCAACAGACTTGACCGTACGCTTACTCGGCAAGGAAGCAGGCAGGGCAGTTGTTGCCCTAGCAGTCATTCCAGCAATTATTGTTAGTATTTTAGTTGTTTGGGGTGGTGGTGCACCGCTTGAGAAAGGACTGCGTATTGGTCTTGCTAGTGGTGTTGCATATGGCGTGGCAACCATGCTTGACGTATATGTTTTCCAATATATTCGTGAGAAGTACACAGACATGTGGTGGGCTGCTCCAGCGTTTTCAACAGTTGTTGCAAACATTTTGGATACATATGCATTCTTTTATACAGCGTTTTACCCAGCACCTTGGGTTGCAGACGTTGCATTCAACCAGACACTAACAAAAATTCTTGTTGGATTGGTAGTATTCCTACCCGCATACGGCATGCTATTGAGCCGCTTGCGTAATAAACTAGGGCGTACTCTATAGCAATAACGCTATGAAACGGAGGGCCGATGGGCCCTCCGTTTTCATAAAGGACAACTTTAATGCCAAAGATATACGAATCCCCAGACGGTGGTATTACTATACGTGCAAGAGAAATAGGCGATCCTATTTCAAGTACTATTACAATCACTAGCGGAACACCAACTACGTTGGTTGGAAATGGGTTTGGAGATCCAGGTAACATTACCTTAACTTCTCCAACTGATCCTCTTGAGGAATATTTGCAAAAAAGACTTGATATGATGGACAAGTATCCAGAATTAAAAGAAAAATGGGAAGAGTTTGCAGAGTTAGAACGTCATTACAAAGCCTGGGAATTACTCAACGCTATATAGGTTCTAAAAACGGTAGACAAATATAAACTCCGTGTTACTATAAGAGTATGTTTAAAGAGAACATACTCGTTTTTATTGGTCAACACAACTCGCGGAGTTATATATTATGAAACTTAAAACAATTTCTGGAGCGTTGCTAGCCACCACAATGCTTACAGCGTGTCAAGGTGGTGGCGGAAGTTCCGCAGTAAACACAGTAAAGCGTTCGTTTGCAACAAATTCAAGTTTTGCAGCTATCAGTGGACAGATTGCAGACCTTGAGAATGTAGTTGCTGCTGCACAAAGTTCAGCAACTCTTAGTGCACTAATCAATCCAACCGAATCAGATAAAGTTATGGCAGGAGACATTGTTAGCAAGATTGACAATGTTGTTGCTAGTTGGGAAGAGCATAAGGCAAATATGAGTCCTATGCTACTTCGTGCTAAGTTGGAATCAGAAGACTTCCGTAAAGCAGAAGCAGTAGTAAAGATCCTTAAGGATCAGCTTCGTCCAATGGTCGTTGATGTTACCAATGGTAAAGGTTATGACACTGATAAGTTCAAGTTCCTAGAAAAGAAGGAAGACTTGGACCGTGTTATTGCGGCAGAGTCAAAGGCAATCTTTGAAAGTGCAACACCTACAGTTATTAGTGCCAGCACCAGTAGCGTAACAGTAAGTGAATCCAGTGCTACTACCAGTCCTGATCGTGTTAAGGAAACTGTTGTAGTCGATGGCGAGCAGACTGTAACCGGCGGTTCTAGCATCTCTGATCTAACACGTACCGCTACTTGGGTAAAGACAACTACAAAGAAGATGGAGTATGATCGTAGTTGGACAGTTAGCCTACAGAATGTAACCACATACGTTTACAGTGATAGTAGCACAAAAACTGAACGTGGTGAAATCCGTGAAGTTCCTTATGTACAGACACTTGCGGCTGCTGACAATGTAACTAAACAGGATATGTCACAGAACATTACCTATACAGTTGAAGAACAAAACGATCCAACTACAACTGTCACTCGTGGCGGAACGGTTGTGGTAAACGAGTATGCGGATCGTGTCGATACTGTTACACAGGAAGATGGTAGTAAGGTACATAACACCATTCGTACTACTACAACCACAAGCACTACGCCTGTCACTACTACACTAACATATCCTAAGATTAGTGTGTACACTTACACAGATGGACATTCATTTACTCATGATGCTACAGATGAAGTGGTTAGTAGTACAGAAGATGAAGTTGTTGTCAATACAAGTGAAGCAACTGTAGAAAGTACTACAGAGCATGTTGTAGCGAGTGAAACTGTTACAAACGAAGTTATTACAGAAGTAACAGAAGCTGATCCTGTTTTTGAAACTACACATGAAGACAAAACAACTACTGAGACTGTAGATGGTCAGTTAATTACTACTGTAACCCGTTACTACACAACCACTGCTACTATTGTTACTACAACTACCACAAACACAACTCCTGTTACAAAGCAGATTTGGACTGATGGTACTGAGAAACTAATTCGCGGTGAAACTGTAGTTGAAACTAGTACTGAAAATACTGTAGTGACAGATAGTTGGACTAAGGTTATGAGCACCACAACAGAGGATGCTCCTGCTGATAGTACACCTATTGCAGACGATCATCCTGACATGGGCACACGTACCGCAGGGTTCAACAGCAATCCTGTAAGCTATCGTACTTCAGAGTTCAATGGAACTTCTGGTCAGAACTACAAGCAGGCAATTAACGCAGACGTTGCATACTCCCGTGGTTGGACTGGTAAAGGCAGTCTAATTACTATTGCTGATACTGGTTACGATAAGGATCACTCAGACCTTGCTGGTGCAGTTAAACATGAGTTCAACACTCTAACAAATGATGCGACGTTTATGGATGATAACGTAGGACACGGCAGTCATGTGTTGGGTATTGCCGCTGGTCGTAGAAATGGGTCAGGCACTCATGGTGTTGCGTTTGATGCAGACGTTGCAGTAGTTAAAGTAACTGATAGCACTGGTTATAGTTTCCAACGTGCACGAACAGGTGCAGCATGGGCACGAGACTTGGGCAGTATTGCTTTTAATGCTAGTGCAAACTGGAATGAGGATAGTTCCTTCCGTAATAGTATTACAGCAACAGGAACCACTGGTGTAAGTTTTAGTAATCACTGGTTCTACGGTGAAAATGGTTACAATGGTGCTGTAGACGAAGCTAAGTTGTGGGCAACTGCACTAGGTAGCGAACAGATCCTTGTGAACAGTGCTGGTAACTTTGCTAAAGACTATGTATCAGGTACTGGTCAGATGGCCCATGCCACTGATGCAAACGGAAAACTTATTATGGGCGGACGTATGCTAATCGTTGGCTCATATGATCTTGCTAACAATAAGATTGCTAGTTACAGTAACAAGGCTGGTACTGTTTGTGCTACCTGGGACTTTACAAATAATCTCTGTAAAGATGCTGCCAAGGCAAGTGACTTTTATATCCTTGCACCAGGTAGTAGTATTGAAAGTGCATACAAAGATGGTACCACAGTAACAATGAGTGGTACTAGTATGGCAGCACCTGTTGTAACTGGTGCACTTGCTATTGTACATCAGATGTGGCCTCACATGAAAGGCGACAATCTTGTTAAACTGTTGCTAACAACAGCAGACAAGGACTTGCCTGGATACGCTGAACACACACACGGACAGGGTATGCTAGATTTGGACAAGGCTACACAGCCTGTAGGTGCAACTGGTATTCCAACAAGCGGACGTACGAGTGGTGCTATTGCTAGCCTTGAAACGCTAAGTGGCGGCGCTGCTGTCGGAAGTATTAGTAGCGATGCATTTGCGGCACTAAGTAATGTTACGGTGCTTGATAGCTTTGAGCGTGATTTTACAATCAATCTAAACAACACTCAAGCTATTGATACTCGTCCTGGATCGTCAACAGAAGCACTAAGTTTTGGTGCAAACTATGACGGTTATTGGAATCTTGCTAATGCCGGCGAAGGCACTAGTGACTTGTTTGGTATTAGGACATCATTCAAATTTGACCCAGATGCCAAAGCCAATGGCGACTGGGGCATGCGTACAGAGTATGATGTACATAGTAGCGAAGAAACTACTATTACTGCCGCACTTGGTATGATTAAGGAGACAGGTAAGTTCCTTAACAACGTTCAGGAAGGCTTTATGGGAGTTGGTGAGTCACACACCACAAACTATGCAGGCTTGCGTCTCAATCACAAGTTTGATGAGAACTGGTTTGGGTTTGGTAACTTCCAGTTGGGCATGACAGACGTTGAGTCATCCAAGGAGTTTAGTCTAGTAACTGGGTACAGCACCCTAGTAAGTAACAGTTGGGGTGTCGGTGCAGGTTACAAATTTAGCAATGGTTGGACTGTTGGCGCTAACTTTAGTCAGCCAATGACAGTTACAAGCGGTAAGATGAACTACAAGGTTCCAGTAGGACGTACACTTGACGGACAGGTATTATTTAATGAAGGCAGTGCTGATGCAAGTACAAAGCATATTGAAGTTGACACAGGCGTGTTTATCAAATATAATGTAAACAATGTTGCACTTGCTGGCTATGCAGAGCATCGTAGCAATGTTGCAGGTGTCTCAGGTAACAATGAAGTTAACCTAGGCATGAAAGTGAACTTGAAGTTCTAAGGAGAAAAGGTATTGAACCTAACTACGCTGACATATGAAAATGTAGAAGCACTACAGTTTGATACCAACCACGACCCCGTGAGACCCGAGCTTGACCTAGACTTTAGGTTGGGCCCGGGTCGTCGGGTTTATGTGTTGGAAACGGACGGTAAGTATCAGGCAGCAATTTGCGTTGCCTATACTAATGAAGTACCAACTACTGTAAAGGAACTTGACCTTATGAGTCAGGCTGCTTGTCAGGAAGATCAACACGGTTCTATTTGCGTAGCATATACAGTTTGGAGTCGTGCGCCACGTGCTGGCAGAGACGTTGTTTTTCGGTTGCTAGATGAATGTCGTGCAAATGCTAAAGTCAAACGTCTTATTACACTAAGTCCAAAAACGGATATGGCACGTAGGTTTCACTTAAACAATGGAGCAGTTACTTTGCAGAACAATACTGCAACTGATAACTACGAATACAGTTTATGAATATGTTCAAAGATAGGAAACGTGTAATCCTAGATCGCATTGGGCAGAAGCCCTACTTGGTTAGGTATTACATGTTTCTAAAAGATCGTAAATGGTTTCCATTTAACGTATTCTTACACAAGTTTTTACAAAGCGATCCGGATGAACTACACGATCATCCCTGGCCCTACTTCACGCTAATCTTACGTGGAGGTTATTGGGAGACTACTCCTAAAGGATGTTTCTGGCGTGGACCAGGACACATGCGTTTTAGCGGTCCTAAGAGTCTGCATCGTGTAGAACTAGAACCAGGAGTATGTGCTTGGTCACTATTCGTTCCTGGTCCTAAACTACGTGAGTGGGGTTTCATTGTCAACGGCAAATGGATGCACAATGAAAAGTATTTTGAATGGCGAAAGCAGAAGGTAAGAGATGAACAAACTATATCTGTCTAATCGAGATATTGAAAAGGGTGTACATAACGTTATAAAGCAAATGTATGCTGACAACTGGCGGCCCGATTATATTGTAGGTATTACCAGAGGTGGATTAATTCCTGCTGTTCTAATGAGTCATCTTACAGGTATTAAAATGCACACACTGGATGTTCGTTTGCGTAATGGCAATGAACAGGAATCTAATTGCTGGATGGCAGAAGATGCCTTTGGTATTTTCCAAATGGGTGGCACATATGAAGATAAGAAAATTCTTATCCTAGACGATATTAACGATAGTGGTGCTACATTCCAATGGATCAAAGAAGATTGGCCGTCAGGCTGTCATCCAAATGAACATCGATGGGATAAAGTTTGGAATCAGAATGTTCGCTTTGCAACTATCGTAAACAATCTAGCAAGTCCATTTAACATCGATTATACAAGCATTGAAATTAACAAAGCTGAAGAAGATACATGGGTCGTATTCCCCTATGAGGAGTGGTGGTGATGATTGAACTCTTAATAGCACTGCTAGTTAAGCATTGGCTCAGCGACTTCTGTTTACAAACTCCGTGGATGATCCAGGCAAAAAGTAAACTATTCGGTCTAGGTGGACTGATCCATGCAGCTATACACGGTGTCTTTACATTTGTTATTTGTTATTATTTTATTGGTTGGCCTTTTGCTCTATTTGTTGGGTTAGCTGATTTCGCCGTACACTACACTATTGATTATTGTAAAGAACTAGTATCGCGTATTATGAAACTAACAACAGCACATCCGCAGTATTGGATATTGTTTGGTTTTGATCAACTATTACATATGTTAACATATGTTGCTATTTGGAGTTATGCACGTGGTCTTATTTGATACACATAAAGAATGGATTTCAGAAAATGAACATGTGGAACTCCTTGCAGACGTGGTATATGCTCCAAAGTGGCGCTTTGGACAAACTAGCGATAGTAATATAGAACCTAATTATCCTTGTTGGTTTCAAAACTTCTACACGCATCAAAACTGGGACTTTAAAGAAGATTGCCCAGAGCTTGTTAAAACACTAGCTGACCGTTTCATGGATATGGTACCAGATGATTATATGCTTGTACGCTGTATGGCTAGTTCAAACACATTTGGTATAGATGGAGATTTCCATACTGATTGGCCTGTACCAGAACAAAGTATTACCGGTGTTCTCTATACGGATAAAGAATGGGATACCAATTGGGGCGGTAGCACACAATTCAAGCAAGGCGATGAATACGGTGCAAGTGAATACGAACCACGAAAACTAATTACATTTGATGCTAGCGTTCTACACATTGGTTCAGGTCCACAACGACGTTGTAAAGAGATGCGTAGTATTATTGCTTTCCAAGCAGTGCAGACGGACGCACTCAAGGCACGTTTAAATAAAAGTTGACACGCTATCATAAATATCTTACAATACTACTATAGAGGACTAAGGTGTTCGACCCTCTTTAAATATTCCGCGCACTCTATAACCAAGGAGTATAAACATGGCAAAATATATTAGTACAAAAACATACAGGCATTTAGGTCCAGTAGCATACAGACAGTGGAGAGCAGATTCACACTGCAATCTTATCCACGGATATGCATTAAGTTTCCATTTTGAATTTGAAACTGATGACCTAGATGCTCGTAACTGGGTAGTAGACTTTGGTGGATTACGTCCACTAAAGGACAGCTTAGAAGATTGGTTTGATCACACTCTGCTAGTAGCACAGGATGATCCAGACCGCGACACGCTACTAGAACTAGGCAAGAAAGGCCTAGCAAAGATTACAGAAGTTGAAAAGACTGGATGTGAAGGTCTGTCAGACTTTTTGTATGAATACGTAAACACAATATTTTTACCTAGTTGGGAACCTGGCACTAGGGTATGGTGCTGTAAGGTTGAGGTAAGAGAAACTGACTCAAATATGGCTATGCGAGTTGGTCACAGAGAAGATGGAGAATTCGATGTTTAAATGCATTATGAAATGGCTAGGAGTTGGAGACACACCTGCTGTTATTACAGAAGCTGAGCTTAACAAGATGACAAAGAAGCAAGTTGATGACTGGGCAGCAGATCATGGTATCAACCTTGATCGTCGTCTTACAAAGGCTAAGATGATTGCAGAACTAAAAAACCACATAGTTGTAGACTAAGAGGCGTCAATGAAAGTAAGATATACTGAAGCGTTTTATTCAGTTCAAGGAGAAGGTCGCTGGACAGGTGTGCCTAGTGTATTCCTTCGTATGTATGGTTGTAACTTTACTTGTCCTAAGTTTGGTATTGCTAGGAACAGTAACGAAACAGCAGAGCCTCAGATCCAAAAGATTGTAGATGAGATTGATAACTATGATACACTTGAGGATCTCCCACTTGTGACTGTAGGGTGCGATAGCTATGCTGCTTGGCACCCTGCATTCAAACGTTTTCAACATGATGTAGACATTGATCAGCTAGTTGATGATCTACTTGCACTTACACCAACAGGCGCATGGTCATTGGATAATGGTCAGGATATCCATTTGGTAATCACAGGCGGTGAGCCTCTATTAGGTTGGCAACGAGCATATATACAGTTGCTAGAACATCCACGCATGAAGGACTTGAAGAATGTCACGTTCGAAACCAATACTACACAATCTCTGTCAGAGGATTTCAAAACGTACCTCACAGATAATCAACAGGTACACATTACATTCTCTTGTTCCCCTAAACTATCGGTTAGTGGACATACCTGGGTTGATGCTATCAAGCCTGATGTTGCTGTTAAGTACGCTAGTGTTCCTAACAGCCACTTGTATCTTAAGTTCGTTGTTTCTGATGATGTTGACGTGGCAGAAGTTGATAGAGCTGTTGCAGAATATAGATCTGCGGGACTTGAAGCGCCGGTTTACCTCATGCCTGTTGGCGGTACGACAGACAGTTACTTCAAAAACGGTCGTCAAGTCGCAGAGCTCGCCCTCGAAAAAGGCTACAGATATAGCCCTCGACTCCACGTCGACGTCTTCGGTAACGCCTGGGGAACTTGATCAGGAAGATAGATTTCGTAAAGCAGGCGCAGTATGAAAACAGTTTGGGTACGTCACGGCCAGTCAGAATACAACGAAGAAAATCGTAGCACAGGCTGGCATGATCCAGATCTTACCCAACTTGGTATTGAGCAGGCAATGACTACTGCTACAGAACTAGCAAATAAATATCAGTTTATTGCAGAAATCCATTGTAGTGACTTACGTAGAAGTTTTTACACAGCAAAGATTATTCTTGATAATACGCCCTGGTTTAAGGATCTTAAAATAAATGCGCTAATCCGTGAGAGAGACTATGGAATCTGGAGTGGACGCAATAAAGAAGATCTTGTTAATGAACTAGGTGAAAAAGAATTTTTAAATATTAGACGAGGCTGGAATAACAAACCAGAAGATGGCGAAAGTCTTAAAGAATGTGCTTCGAGAGTTGCCACATTTATAAACGGACTAGAAGACTCCCCTAGTCTACCTCATATTATTGTATGTCACGGCAATACAATTAGAGCAGCAAGTGTAGTGCTTGGAAAAAATACTGCTGAATCAGTACGTGACTGGGAAATAGAAACAGGAGAATTTGTAAAATGGGATTGTTAGATGATGCTAAAAAAGCAATGGGTATGGGACAGGCTAAGAAAGTAGAGCCCAAGCCGGAGCCTAAAAAGAAGAAGAAATCTGAAAAAGAAATTGCTACAGAAGCAGGTGAAGCCTGGGTTGGTGTTTTAAAAGTAGAAGTTGATCCAGATAATCCAGGTAATGGTGCGTTTGAACTTGATTGGAATGAACACTTTATTAAAAAATTATGGAGTGCAGGATACAAAGACGATGATGAAAACGATATAGTTGATCGTTGGTTCCAAGATGTTTGTAGACACGTTGTATTAGAAAGTTACGAAAATGACCAGGCAATGGTCACCAAAAATGATTTAGGTGACGGCCGCACAGAATATAGATAATAATGAAGTTATATTTTAATGGTGATAGCCATACTGCTGGTGCAGAACTCGTCGCGGACTATTGCTTTGCAAGTGATGATCCTGGCCTAAAACACATGGGAGAACTGGCTCATCCTGGATGTTTAACCAAAAGTTTTGGATATAAACTAGCAAAGATTCTTAATGCTGGATATAACTGCGATGCAATTAGTGCAAGTAGTAATCATCGCATTTTACGCACTACCCGTGATTTTTTAGATCAAAGACACGCTAGTCAAAATTTTATTATTATTGGTTGGAGTACATGGGAACGTGAAGAGTGGAAACACGAAGATCAAACATTCCAAGTAACAGCAAGCGGAACTGATCAGTTACCAGAGTCTTTGCAGGACTATTATAAAAAATGGGTAATAGATCAAACAATAGAAGTGCTTATAGAAAAAGAACAGCAATGGCATACAGCATTATATAATCTACATACCTTCCTGCAAGAAAAAGAAATTAAACACCTTTTCTTTAATAGTTATAACCATTTTGGAAATATAGAAGAGCAAGTAGACTGGGACAATTGTTATCTAGACCCGTATACACAAGCAGGCACATACTGGCATTGGTGCGAGGCCCAAGGCTTCAAAACAGTTAACAACGGGTACCATTATGGAGAAGATGCACATAATGCATGGGCAAAATATCTCCTGCCTAGGTTGACAAATGCCACAAGTAGTAGTAATATAGTAAAAATAAAGCCACGTAAGATTAACCCAACACCAAGGCGTATTAAATGACAACTTATCTGCTAGTAGATACTGCTAATACATTTTTTAGAGCACGCCATGCTGCACATCGCGGTATGGATCAATGGACCCGACTAGGGTTTGCTATGCATGTTACTATGAGTGCAGTTAACAAGGCCTGGCGTATTGCTGGTGCTGATCATGTTGTGTTTGCACTTGAAGGAAGATCCTGGCGCAAGGACTACTATGAGCCTTACAAGAAGAATCGCAAAGTAGCTCGTGATGCACTCACAGAACAACAGCAAGAAGAGGATCAGTTGTTCTGGGATACCTATGATGATATGACAACATTCTTAAAGGACAGTGCTAATTGCAGTGTACTAAGATGCGATATTGCTGAAGCAGATGATATTATTGCACGTTGGATTAATATGCATCCTAAAGACAATCATGTTGTTGTAAGTAGTGATAGTGACTTTGCACAACTTATTGCACCCAATGTCAAGCAGTACAATGGCATCCAAAATCATATGATGTCACTAGAAGGTATTGTAGACGATTATGGTAAGCCTGTTAAAGACAAGAAAACAGGCGAGGTAAAGGACGCTCCAGATCCAGAATGGTTGCTGTTTGAAAAGTGCATGCGTGGTGACACTAGTGACAATGTGTTTAGTGCTTACCCTGGTGTTCGTAAAAAAGGTACTAAAAATAAAGTTGGGTTACTTGAGGCTTTTGCAGATCGTAACAGTAAAGGCTTTAACTGGAATAACATGATGCTACAACGCTGGACTGATCATAACGGTGAAGAGCACCGTGTGTTGGACGACTACGAGCGGAATAGAACGCTTGTAGATCTTACTGCACAACCTGAAGAACTTAAAGAGTACATCGATACAACGATGCGTAGTCAAATGAAGCCTAAAACTAACAAAATGGTTGGTGCTAAGTTTTTAAAGTTCTGTGGGAAATACGAACTGAATAGGATTGCTGATGATGCTACGAAATATGCAGAATGGTTACAGAGAGGATATCATGTTACAGGCTAAACCTATTGTACAAGACAAGTTTTGGATTGTAGAGAAAAATGGGGAAAAGGTTGGTACACTTCGCAAAGACAAAGATTTTGTGTTAACTGTTAATAATAAAAATGCTAGATTTCCTGATCAGGATACACTTACAGAAAAGACGAAGATCAGTTTTAATAATCTTATAGAGTCAACAGTTCCCGTAAAGAACAATTTCAACGTTCATGAGTATCCATGTAAGACAAATCCACATAATGAAATCTTTGATGTGAAGCGTAAACTACCTCTATACACTAAAACACCTAAGAGTCAGAGCTTTTATTGTGCAGGATACTATATCATTAACTTTGAAAATGGTTGGATGAAAGCCTATTGCCCAAAGCTGATTACACTAACACGTAATAAGTTTGAAGGTCCATATAAAACAAAGTTTGAGATGCAAGAGCAACTACGATTAGCTCATCCAAGGGCAGGCAGAAATGAAAAGACCTAACTTTGGTAATCTAGAAAAGTTTGTTAGTAGATGTGCTGGGAGCAACACAGAAAATTTAACTATTCCGAGACAAGAAGCACAGGGTATAGTACGTGAGTACCAAAATCTACTAGCATATACAGTAGACCTTCAATCAAGGATCATAGAATTACAAGAAAACCCTGTTATTGAGGTTGATATACAGTCTGATTCCTGGTAAGCTATTATATACTAAGATAAATAATACTAGCATATAATTGGAAACAACATGAGTAGACCTAAACCAACTGTCCTATTAGAAAAAGTAGATAAATCTTGTTATAAAACACATCAGGTTCTAGCAAGCAAAGGTATATGGAGTGTCTTTTACGATGATAAGCCTATTAACTTAAAAAGCTACAATATACTAACAACCTATCCCGGTCCAAAATATAACAAGGTTAGTTTTAGCAATCCTGGTCATGCTATTAATTTATGTAAAAAGTTAAACAACAAATTTCAGACTCAAGATTTTACTGTTGTTCTCGTTGATGCTGGAACAACAGTATATCGAGAGAATGAAAACTAAGCAACAATACACGGCCGTATTTCTTAAAAATATAGAGCATACACGAATCCCTAGCGGAACTGAGATGGTGTTCTTCTGGCAAAACATACGGAACGATGGCGGGCTTCGTCTAACTGAACAGGGATTTAGGTGTCTTATCGATGATCTAGACCTTACATCTTATGATATAAAACTCTGGGACGATAGTAGTCGCATAGAGGTTAACTACAAATTCCTATTAGATTTGGATAAACAATTACGAGTGCCCTACTATGTGCAGCTGGGACGCTGGCCTAGAATACTACTTTTTGATGAGCAAACATATTTTTGGGCTACCCTACATGGAGACTTTCAGAGGTTTTTGGATGGAAACAAAGTTCGAACTAAAACGTAGTAAAATTATAGCCGATCCTAAATGGAAGCATTTTATAAGTGTGTATTTTGATTATGAGATCCATGAAAAAAATGCTGACATTGTTATTGCATATAAGATAATCCGTACTGAGTTTTTAGACCTAATGATAAAACACTTTGGTGCACAGGATCTTCACTGGAATCTACGCTGGAACGACGATGGCGCAGATATAAGGTTTGATAATGCTAGTGATGCTGCTCAGTTTACCATGTGTCATACTTTTCCTAGTAAACTTAATCCGTTGGGCAGGTGGTATAGTCACAAAACCAAAGCAACATATACTGGAATAAGAGGACATTAAGTCAGGATGCAGTTAACACATTTACACGATGATTTTTATTTAATCAAAGACGCATTTGATGACGCTACGTTACAGAGCCTTGTCAGAGAGTTTGATAATAAACATAACTGGAATAAACTGTCACAAGACGGGCATATTAGATTAGAAGGCAATCCTATAGATACTAATCTACAACAGTTACATCATGAGATAAGCAGTGTAGTAGATAACTATTTTAGTACATATTCATACCCAAACACAACGCAGTTGTGGTATGATCATGAAGGATATATTAACAACATTCACTGTGATTTGTCTCCTAACCTAAGTGCTAACGTACAGATATATTTGTGTGAAGGGGATACTAGCATGGGTACACATTGTTTTATAGATGATAAGTGGCACAGTGTACCTTATGTTTCTAATCACGGGTATTTAATGTTTAATCCCACACAGAATAAACATGGCATGCGTTCACCTGTAATAGATAAACGCATGAGTTTATATCAGAGTTTTCGTATTACAGAAACCCCAAGTCCAATTTGGTAGAAGCAACGTAAAACGGTTGACAGATAGCACAATTGTGCTATTATGAATTATAAATTGAAACTGAGGAGTTTTAGGAATGTCAGAAGTTGACGCAAGAACAGTTACTATCCAGGAAGCAGAACAGCGTATCGTTCGTGCTTTCAAAATCAAGCGGCCAGTGTTCCTTTGGGGACTGCCAGGCGTAGGCAAGAGCGATCTCATGCAACAGATTGCAGACAAAGAGTATCTGGGCAAGACCCTGCTAATTGATCTGCGTGTTGCACTGTTTGAGCCCACTGACTTGCGTGGCTATCCTGTTCCTAATGTGCAAACTGGTCAGATGCAGTGGCTTCCACCTAGCGATCTCCCCACAGAAGAGCAGGCAGCAGATAACGACACTATTATCTTGTTCTTGGACGAGATGAATAGTGCGGCGCCTGGGGTGCAGGCTGCGGCATACCAGCTTATCCTCAACCGTCGCATTGGTCAGTATGCACTGCCCGACAACGTTGTGATTGTTGCGGCTGGTAACCGCGAGAGCGACAAGGGCGTTACCTACCGCATGCCTACGCCGCTTGCTAACCGTTTTGTGCACTTGGAAGTACGGGTAGATTTTAATAGCTGGTTGGATTGGGCTGTGACCAATCGTATCCACGAAGACGTTGTTGGGTACTGCTCGTTTGCTAAAGCAGACCTTTGCGACTTTGATCCTCGCTCTAGCGGACGTTCGTTTGCTACACCTCGTAGCTGGAGTTTTGTTAGCGAGTTCCTTGATGATGACGGTATCTCAGACAACGAGCTGACTGATTTAGTCTCTGGTTGTGTTGGTGAAGGCATTGCAATCAAGTTTATGACTCACCGCAAGGTTGCTAAGGACATGCCAACGCCTGAGGATATCCTAGCTGGTAAGGTCAAAGAGTGCAAGATCAAAGAGATCAGTGCTCAGTATGCTCTTACAATTGGCATGTGCTACGAGCTCAAGGATGCCTACGACAAGTTTGGCAAAAAGGACAGCAAGAAGTGGCACGAGCTTGCAGATAACTTCTTCCGCTTTATGATGGACTTCTTCCCTACAGAGATGACGGTTATGGGTGCACGGACTGCAATCAGCAACTATAATCTCCCGTTTGAGGCTAACAAGCTCAAGCACTTTAAAGAATTCTTTGATCGCTTTGGCAAGTATGTTGTAGCGGCTAATGAAGATTGAACTCATCCTAAGTGCCTTGGTAGCAATTTGGCTATCAGGGTGCGACCGTAGTCCAAGAATTAAGAGCAGTTCAAGTCTTGAACTGTGGAATAATATTGTTTCAAAGGACGAGAGAAAATGATCAAGCACGAACCACAATTTGATACTGATAAGATTTGTAAAATCTATTCAGAGAAAGATGGAGTTCCAATTAAGTATGTGTGTACATCTGCACTAGGAGACGAAGCACAAGCGATGGATATCTTCTATCGTGATACGCCACATCCTGAGTTTGGTAACAAGTATTTTGGCATTTATCATTATCTGAGAGGCAATCTAATGATTACCAATGCTGATAGGATTGAACAAGCAGAGTTTGGGCTTGTAGAAGATGATGCTGGTGATCTACAGTATAGTGCCCATCGTCATGATTACAAACTGTTTGAGAATGGTAACATGATTGATGGTGGTAGAGCATATATTAAGTCAAGCATGTGTCCGATTCATATGCATGTTGTTCGTGATGGTGAAATGGTAAGAGATATAGAAGAAATAACCAAATAACAATAGGAGACAAAATATGAACAAACTAACACTCGCTGAAGACTTTGAAATATGGTGGGATATGCCCAAGTATCGCAAACATGATATTCCTGCCAAGGAGTTTGGTAATCAAAAAATCGTTTATAAAAATGCCAGCAACCGTGGCTGGCCTGGAGAAGATCGTGACGTAGACTACTGGGTAGAACTTGAGAACGGTTTTGCAGTAGGCTTCAGACATGGTCGCAGTGAGAGTGGTATGCGCCGAGCCAAGTATGCTGAGTTTCCTGTAGTTAAAATGCCAGAAAGTGTTGACAAATTACGATACATGTAGTATCATTATTGATAGTAAGGCAGTGTGTCTTACAAAATTAGCCCGTACTAGGGCATACTTTACCCGTCCGTTTTAGGACTTATTGGAGAAAAAAAATGAAAAAAGACACTATTGGTCTGTTTCTAGATACATCGCGACCAAAAGCAGAGTTAACAGACACTTCTTATTCTGTTTTGAGCTATGCTCAGCAGGTTAACGAGAAATTCAACACAAAAGAAGATACAATTGTAGAACTGGCTGAACGGTTTGTTCAGGCTATTGTAGAAAAAGATCCTTCCCTACCAGACTTTCTTAGTGCACTAGGCAAGGAGTTCCGTGATCGCAATCCCCAATACAAAGAGTTTGCTGACATGTATGCAGATATGGTACAAATGTCTGCTGATAAAACAGAACGAGTTAAGCTCAAGCAGATGCTTATTAATGCAACAATCCAGCGTGAAGTGGATCCTGAATGGGTGCTAACTATTGTTGGAAAGTTTGATCCTTTCTTTGTAAACATTGTCCGATTGTATCCCTTAATAAACACAGAAGATGAGCGTAAATTGTTTGCTATCTGGGACGGTCAGCACACAACATTCAGTCTGCTCTGCATTGCTATGTACGCATTCGATATGAGCTTTGAAGATGCTATGGAACTGGAGATACCAACAGCAATATATCCTGGCAGAGATGTTGCAAAGTTACGCAAAAGGTTTATAGGTGTGCATGATGACACTATGACCAAACCTTTAGATAAGATTGATCTGTACATGCAGTATGTATGGGCAGTACGAAACAATGGAGATGCTGATCCTTGGAGCATGCGTTTTGAAGAAATCCAGTGCGCTCTAGAAGAATTCAATTGCTTCTTTACGCATGACAAGTTTGGAGACACAGACAAGCCAGGTGCCGTATCCCGTCCTACAGAAATTTTCCCCACAGGACGAGATGTTAATAAATGGAAGAGTAGTGTGTTACGGCGAGTTTTCCAGTATCACAACATGTACCTTGCAGATCAGCCCATTGAGCCTCTGGAAATCGACAACATGGCACACATTTTCCGTGCTTGCGATCAGCAGGGCATTGTTGTAGACGATGATTATGTGCGTGAGTTTGGCAAGTATCTTGCTGCTGTTACACAGAATACTTGGGCAAAGGGATATACGAATTCGCAACTAAAACACAAGTTAGTTTCTAGTGCCTACAAGAGTTGGTTTAATAGACAGGACTCACAAGTCCGTATTACATTAAATAGCCGCTGTAATCAGACAGAAGTTGCTCCTACTTGGATTTGTCAGGCGATTGCCAAAGCAGGATTTTCCAAAGACTTGCCAATTTTTACTGGTAGGTTTGCATACGATTTCGATGATAGGGAGTTAGGATAATGGCATTACGTGATCCTAACATGGACCTTCTTAAAGAAGGGGTAGCACTAAGAAATGCTAGAAAAACACGCTGTAGTGCTGGGGGCTGTGAGAATTTTCTCACAGCCTATCAAGGACCAGGAAGTGAACATCTTTGCAGAGATCATCAAAAAAATCTAGCAGAGTATGGAGGACTAGCTACTACTAAAAAAGTATATAGTCACCAACGTAAAACTCATTGTGAGCATTGCGGTTACACTCCTCTTACTGATGATCGTGTACAGTCAGTTGAAGATCCTAAAATAAGAAACCGTTTAATTCGTACTTTACTAACAGTGGATCATATTGATGGTAATCATGAGAATAATAATGATGAAAATCTTCAAACCCTGTGCTTAGATTGTCATGCTATAAAGACAGTAATTCATGGAGATACAATGACTCCCAGCAATCAAAACGTATAAATTTTATGTCTTTTGGTAGACAATCTCGCTATATGTGCTACTATACATATAGTTAAGGAGTGAACATATGACGACTACGACTGCGAATAAGAAAGACATGCCTCAACTGCCAGTAGGATTTGAGACTGTTCCTGCTGAAGATCATGAAGCTCGCGAAAAGTTAACAACTGCTCGTGTTGCTCTGCTTATGAAAGCACCCTGGTTTGGCAATATGTCTACTCGTTTGCCCCTGGTAAATGCTGATGAGTGGTTGCCCACAGCGGCTACAGACGGCAGGTACTTCTACTACAATAGCAAGTTTATCAACATGCTCAAGAAGAAAGAAGTACAATTCCTCTTCGGACACGAAGTGCTACACAATGTATACGAGCATCTGGGTCGTAGTAAGATGAACAAACATAACGCACAGGTTGCTAATATTGCGGCTGACTATGCTGTGAATGGTGATCTTGTTAAAAGCCGTATTGGCCAGCTGATTACCACTGTCCCAGCACTCCATGACACCAAATATTATGACATGAGCATGGAAGAGATTTACGATGATCTAATGGCCAATGCTGAAACTATTGATATGGACTCACTGATTGACCAGTTGCTGGACGAGCATCTGGAAGGCAATGATGGGGGCGACCAAGGCAGTGGCAAGCCTGAAGAAGATGAGAACGGCAACCTTGTAAGTAAGAGCAAGCCCAAGTACACCGACGAAGAAAAGAAGCAAATCCGTGATGAGATCAAGGAGTCACTAATTAACAGTGCCAAACAGGCAAGCGGTGCTGGTGATATCCCAGGCGGTGTTGCACGTATTATCAAAGACCTCACAGAACCCAAGATGGACTGGCGTGCTCTGCTTGCTATGAGCATTGAAAGTTCTATTAAGAGTGATTATAGTTTTCAGCGTCCCTCACGCAAGGGCTGGGACAGTGGTGTACTGCTTCCCGGACTGATTGCTGAACAGACCATTGACGTTGCTATTGCAGTTGATATGAGTGGATCAATTAGTGACCAGCAGGCCAAGGATTTCTTTAGCGAAATTAAAGCTATCATGGATATGTACACAGACTTTACTATCAAGCTCTGGTGCTTTGACACCAGTGTCTATAACTACGCTGAATTTAATGCTACTAATATCGACGAGATCCTAGACTACCAGCCAATGGGCGGTGGTGGAACAGACTTTATGTGTAACTGGGCCTACATGAAGCAGGAAGAAATTCAGCCCAACCGGTTTATTATGTTTACTGATGGCTACCCTTGTGGGTCATGGGGTGATGATTTCTATTGCGATACAGTGTTTGTGATTCACGGCCCAGATTCAATTAAGCCTCCGTTTGGTAATTATGCGTACTACGACGAGAAGAAGGCTAATTAATATTAAGGATTTTGATTCTCTTTCATATACTCTTCAACTTTAACTTTAATATCATTACAGGCGTTAACAAACGTCATTAGAGTTACTACATGCTTAGGTGTGCTTGGGTTTGATAGTCCGTCGATAACAATACCTATTTGGGACTGTTTATAGAAATTTTCTTCAAATTGCACATCTACATTTAACTCAGCCAGACGTTTTTTTAAGGCCTCTAACATGTACTCAAACTTAGTAAAATCAGCTCTTAGTTTAGTATCCAGCGAGTTAGCATTAGCACTCGACTCATTTTTATCCAGAAGCAAAGACAACGAATTATAAATACCAGTATAATATGCTACTATTTTAAACCCCGCTTGACAAGAAACTGCCTGTTTGTAGGCAGTTAACAACTCATCAGCTATCGGAGCAATATCAGACTTTGCTGGAGATATTGAAATAAAAAATGAAACTAGTAAAATATATATTGATTTCATGATAAAAATACCCTATAATAGTACTTATTGTAATAACTTAATTGGAGAAAAGAAATAAAATGGCTAAGAATACTAAACAAGAAACTATGGAAGCAGAAGAGATGGATGCCGTTGAAGTAGTGGAAGAAGCTGCTTCTGAAGAAGCGGTACAAGATCCAAATTCCCTACAGGCTAGTGACCTTAACACAATGGCTACTGTTATTGAAGCGACTGCTCAACGCGGTGCAATTCAAGCAAATGAAATGCAAATTGTTGGTCAACTGTACACTAAACTCAATCACTTCCTTATTTTAAATGGCATCCGGCAAGCGCCAGGTAGTGAAGAAACTGCACCCGCAGAAGAAGCAACCGCAGAAAACAAAATTACAGGAGAAAATGAAAATGATTAAACACGTAGGTAAACACTCAGAGCAAAAAGTTGTTACGGTGTTTCGCGAAGTCCCCAACGAAGATCATATGTGTCTCGTTATATATCCAGACCAATTACCCACAACATACCATGATGATCTAATGAAATGCATTGAAAGCGATGCAGGACAAGCATCAAGTCACCTAGGTGAAGCTATGCAAAGAGTAGTGGGAACTGATGGGCGTAATCTACTTGCCGCGGCTCACACACAACGCTGGATGAAAAAGGTACGCTGCCAGGATGTAATTATGACACCAGTGCCCAACAAACAAGGTGCACGTCTTGATGAGATTAACAAGATCATTAAAGAGATGGAATCAGGTGCTGATGCAGCAATGCGTCTGGCGCAACTAGATGCACAATCCGGCATTGCAGATCCTGCCAAGTCACTCAGTGACACTGCATATGCAGCGAGCACAAATGCGGCAGCATCAACTACTACCCCGGGTGTACTTAGTGATGCAGATATTGCAAAGGATCTACTAAAGCAGGCAGACGGGTTTAAACTTCAGATGGAAGGTATCCAAAAGGAAGTTTTACGCCTAACAGAACAAGCAATCTCAATGGATCCAAGTCTCGCTCCTAAAAAGAAGCGTGGTCGTCCAGCAAAGGCATCAGCATAAATGAACGTTAAGCTACTAAGTTATAGCAAAGCAACAGACGAATTTCAAACAGAAGGGTTAACAGACCTTCAAGAACTAATTGCGTTTTGTGCAAAGGTATCAAACCCTGCCGCACAAATTAATACAGAAACAAGTGAACGTTTAATTAAGTATTTGATTAAACACCAACATTGGTCACCTTTAGAAATGGTTAATGCTGTATTAGAAATTGAAACTACAAGAGATATTGCACATCAAATTGTGCGTCATCGTAGTTTTGCTTTTCAAGAGTTTAGTCAACGGTATGCTGATCCTAAAGAACAGGGTGAGATGTTTGAATACTCTGAAGCACGTTTACAGGATCCAAAGAACAGACAAAACAGTATTGATGTTGACGATGCAAAATTACAACTTGATTGGGAACATGCACAAAGACGTATAGCAGTACTAGCCAAAAAAGAATATGATTGGGCTATTAAGCAAGGTATTGCTAAAGAACAAGCACGTAAAGTATTGCCTGAAGGTCTTACAAAAACACGCTTGTATATGAATGGCACGATTCGTAGTTGGGTGCATTATATTCAGTTACGTGGTGCGAATGGTACACAGAAAGAACATATGGAAATTGCTCACGCTTGTGCAAAAGTTATTGCTGACGTATTTCCGCTTGCTAACGAAATATTTGAGTGGAAATAGATAATCCCAAATTAACACACATGCCGCGCTTAGACTGCGGATATAACAAACATTTTAAATATGATGTTCCTTTAGAAACCGAAGGAGTAATAGGTATCAGTATAGCGTGGGCCAGCAATACTTGTAAACATCGATGGGGTTGGTGGTTTGATCCTAATACAAAAGAAGCTCGAATAAGCTTCGAAGATCGTAACGAGATGCTACACTGGACTATTAGGTGGTTAGCAGAACATAGGAGCAAGTAGAATGACATATGTTAAAGCACAATCAAAAAAAATAAGAACAATACCCGACATCGAAGGTATAACACAATTATTAAATGTAGGAAGACTAGAGCTTTGTGGATTAGCTGGCGCTATTGCACGTAGTAGGAAAATTTCTGCAAGTTCTGCATTATTATTACTAGAATCAGGCGAAGTAAGCAGAGAGCAAGCTCGAGAAATGTTGATTGAATCACTTCAAACAAAGCAAATACAATCTGAACCTGTGCTTAAATTAGATGAAGATGATACGCCTTCACAACCTTGATAGACTCTATTCTGAAATACGTAAGCAACTAGTTGCAGTACAAGAAAGTGTCTTACTCTCGAACATACATATGTTTGGAGACTATACGCAGTATTTGGAACAACGAATTGCTACAGTAGCAGGATCCAAATACGCAGCAGTAGTTGGTAGCGGTAGTGACGCATTAATGTATGCTCTAGTAGCAGAGAACGTTACAGGATTAGTAGCAATGCCTGCACACACTTACATAGCAACCAGTAACAGTATAATAAGAGCAGGTTGTTCACCGGTAGCTATTGATGTAAACACTCGAGGACTTATGCGATGGGATCTTATACCACAAGGTATAGATTGTGCAGTATGGGTAGGCTTGTTTGGTAACCATGATGAGATACCAGACTCTATTGCTGTAGTAGAAGATGGTGCTCAGCACTTTGGTGCACCTTTACAAGCAAACACTGCCGCTTATAGTTTTGATCCTACAAAAAGCCTACCCAACTTTGGTAATGGCGGCGCAGTTGTAAGCAATGACAAACGTGTAATTGATGACGTAAAACTATTACGTAGACATCATACTGTAAACGGACACACGGGTGGCAACAGCATAATGAGTGAACGCGAGTGCGCTGAAATGTGTGTTAAGTTGGATCACTTTCCTTTTTGGCAGGAGCGTAGACAGGAGATTGCTAGAGACTATCACGGTCAATTAGGTGAGTATGTAGATTGTATTACTGAGCATTCGGGCCAGGTTAGTAAGTTTGTTATAAGCACACCATGGCGGGCGGTACTGGCTGAGCATTTACATCATCGTAAAATTGAGACCAAACGTGCTTATGCAAATCCTATATCAGATACTGAACAAGCCGTGCTCAATTGTGATCACTTCTTACAAATACCATGTGATCCATATATGACTGACGAAGAAGTATTAGAAGTCATACTTGCTATTAAAGAATTCTTTGAGGAAAGCCCACTCGAAGGTTTGCTGTAGATCATTTCCATCTTCAACATACTTGACTGCATCTTCAGCCCCTCGTACACTCCACTTGCCATTCTCACCATTACCAACTGTGCTCCATTGCTCTAGTCTATAACGACTTTCAATGTCCGACTGTTGAGTAAGTTTAACACATTCGCGGAACGCTGTACGCCAAGTTTCATAGGGCGTGGTGTTAAAGTCAGCAGTGCTTCCTAATACGGGTACAACTCCATGTCTAGCACTTAGCGTAAAGTCCAATCCCCATTCTGTAGCATCTAAAACCATTTGTTTGTGGTACGCAATAATACCCATGTGTCCATACTCTAATCCATTAACAGGATTGCGACTATGGAATATCCAGTGCTTGGGTCCTTGTAGCCAATCTGGTTGCCAGTTAAAATCAAAGTCTGGTTCTACACGACACTTGGCAAACACATTAAAAAACCAGGGTGTCTCACTGACTTCTGCACAGGCTTTATATGCTTGTGCTCTACCTGTTACGCCGTCTATACGCTTTGCTCTAGGGCAGATACACTTGAGTAGAAACCAGTTTTTATCGGCGTTTTTTTCACCATTACTAAGATATACAACATCTAGTGGCTTTTCTTCTATATTATAGTCCGTATGACGCAATATGTATGGGTAGTCATAGAATTGGTCCTTAAAATTCTGTTTACAGTCCCTAGGCACTAGTAGTACGCTGCCACTTTGTGTAAAGGCGTGTAAATCACGTTTTTTCCATAAACTTGGTTCATAGTCAATGTCTGCGGAGGTTTGCTTGTGCCATGCATATAGGCTTGTTTGTTCATCCAAACTATCAACTGTAGGCCACTCATAGCGGGGTATATAGGGCTCTGTATGCCAGTTAATATGCTCGTACCACTCTAGTAACTTAAGGCCCTCTTGTTGACGCTTAAAAGCACTCACAGGCACTAGGAAAGTATCCCCAAACTGTTGGTTACCGCTTGCCCAACAGTGTATCTGATCTGCTTCCCAGGGCACTGGTTGCCATGTAAAATCAAATGTTGCATAATTGCAACAGTCTGCAACTATCCACACATACTCTGTTTGAGCACGATTCACACATCTGCGAATGGTGTCCAAGTGAGTACCGTTCCATCTGGTGTATTGTGTGTGAGCAGGCAAATCCACAGGATCGTCTGTGATCTGCATGCAAAAGATATCAAACATTCATTTGTTCAACAGGTATTTTACATTCTTTAAGGAACTTTAGTCCAGCGTCTAGTCTATAGGGATGGACGTAATACACTTCTCGAATACCGCTTTGGTATAGGAGTTTAGCACACTCCATACAAGGTTGATGTGTGATAAAAGCACTAGCATCTTCACCACTCTCACTACAACGAGCTAGTTTAGCAATAGCATTAGACTCTGCGTGAAGCACTTCTGGTTTAGTCACTAACTCAATATGATCCGCAGTGCCATTGCCTGTCATAAATTGTGTCTCACATTCATTAGTCCAGCCGCTAGGCATGCCATTATAGCCAATGCTAATCACACGATTGTCTTTTACAATTACACAGCCAACCTGTAGTCTAACCGCAGTGCTACATTCAGCGTATGCAAACGCTGCCTTCATATGTGCTCGTTTGTGCTTGTCTTTCACAGTCCTAAATCCATTCTCCATGGATACATTGTATAGCCAAGAGGACGTAAGACGAACTCTTCAAACAGTACGATTAAAACAATGCCAAATACCCATTGCACCCAACGTGGCCAAGTTGTTTGCCAACGTGTAAAGGGACGCAATATCCATGCCAACATATTAGTTACCTTACCCCAGAACCAATCACCTACACTAAAGGGAGGAACCTTCCAGAGCACTATAGGTATGGTTAACCACCATATCCACTGTGGATAGTCGTCATTGGGTTCATCTATTACAATCATTAGAACTAGTAGTGCTAGTAGGTATGCACCAATCCATTTTTTCATATGTGCTAGGAACATACTCTTACTCCATATTTTTTCTCAAAACGATCTGCATCTGTGCGATCATTAACCATAGGCTCTCCACGAATATTAAGACTAGTGTTTAGTAGCATAGGGCAGTCTGTTAGCACGTACCATTTCTCTAACAAATCCCTAGCGCCGGTCTTATCATCCTTACCAACGGTTTGCACACGACTTGTACCATCATAATGCACGATAGCAGGAAAACGTTCAGGATATTTACATCTATAGGTATGTTGCATGTATGGACTTTTATCACCATCCATAACAAAATAATCTTCTGCATGCTCCTCAAGTATCATAGGAGCAAACGGCCTAAACTTTTGCCTGCGTTTAATTTCGTTTACACGATCCTTTATATCTTCGCCTCTAGGATCTGCAAGTAAACTACGATTACCTAGCGCACGTGGTCCGAACTCTGCACGACCACTTGCAACTCCTACTATGCCTTCACGCTGTAGTTCGCCAATTATCTCTTCGCTTGGATATTCTCCCGGGATGTTTGTACCTAGGTATGGGCCTTGCCAGTTTAACTTTTTACCATATGCTAGTGCGGCTGCGCCCAAACTTGAACCACAATCTCCTGGGTTAGGCATGATCCACATGTCATTCCATATGTCTCTTATGTGACTATTTGCTACACAGTTAAGAGCAACTCCACCCATGAACACACAATTTTGTAAGTGTAAACCCCAACGTGTGCCTGCAAGTTGTCGCATAAAAGTTCCTAAAAAACGTTCGGTAACAAGTTGAGTTGCACGAGCAAGAGTCTCCTTACCATACTGTGCACCAAACTCGTATTCTATGCCTGTATGAAAGTTTCGTTTAAATTTTTGTTTGTGATCCTGATCAATAGCCATTTCCCATACATCACGATATGCATCTTTTGTACCGTATGCAGCCATACCCATTAGAATATACTCTTCTTCCATAGG